CGCACCGAGGATCCTAGGCACAAACAGCTCACGCCTCCTGTGATCCTCTTGCAGAGCACCATCAATCATGGGCTCCAAGCAAAGTGCTCCCCCCAAACCGCTCCAGCTCCCACAACCAAGAGTGTCCCTGCTCAGGGAGGCGAAGCCCTCACTGTACGGAAGATACAATTGCAAATGTTGTTGGTTTCAGGACAAGAATCTTGTTGAATGTAGCGATCACTACCTCTGCCTGAAGTGCATCAGTTCAATGCTAAAAAGAGGCAAGAACTGTGAAATCTGTGGCAAAGCAATTCCAACCTACATTGAAGTCGGCATAACTCCAACAGCACCGCAACTCAACTGAGCCAAAGGCTCCCCCGGCGAGGGCCCCCAGTGGGGGCCCTCGCCCCGGGGGGGCCCCCCCCGGGATCGGGGGAGTGGTCCTGCATTACTCAATGTCCTGCACCTCCTCTTCAATCAACCTCCTACACAGAATACCTTTGAGCCTATTCCTACCATTGGTGTCAGAGATCATTAAACACTTGAAAGATTTACTATAGCATATCATATAATTTCCTAGATTAAGCCAGCTATCATATCTTGCTAATGATGAATTGAGTTCAGACAAATAGCTTTCCACTAGTAGCAAAAGCTTGTCTTGATGTATGTATAACTTGCTCTTGGTTTGATCTGAATAAACCCACAAATTAAAAAGAAACAAATCTCTGGATGAAAGAGATTCTAATTCAGATAATGCTTGCATTATTCTATCTGCCGAAAAATCGAATTGAAGGGTTGTTAACTTCCTACCGCCATGTAGAATCACTCCTCTATCAAGAACCAAAGGCTCATCAACAATTACTGGTCCACTCAAGTGATAAGAAAACTTATTACAAAGTTCATGTTTATATTTTTCAAAATTGAAATGAAAGGATGGCAAGGACTCTGAGTAAGAAAAAGTCAAATCTTCTTCCTCAAGTCTTGACACTAAGTCAAATTTTAGGTTTCCATTTATCAAGGGCTCTTGGACAATTAAAGGTGCAGCATCAAGGGTAAAGTGGTTTCCATCATGCCCACTACAAAAAAGTTCTAAATCATCAACAACCAATTCAACACTTTGATCTTCTTGCCCCAGGGAATTGAGGATAACCTCTTTCAAAATGGATGTTCTCACTATCAGAGTGTATACAGTTGTTCTCTTGAGGTTGAATCTCAATGCTCTCTTGACATGTGAGATTTGTATTACAAACTGTAAGTCAATACTATTTTTTGTAAATTCCGATTTAATCATCTGTATGAAATCTTTACGGTCCTCAGTCCCACCAATGAAATCTGAATCAATCTGTTGCAAAAATATGGGTTTTGATAATGAAAATGTTGTCACACTAACTGTGGAACTAATATAACCTGCACTAAGGTCCTCAGAATGCATTGCTCTATCAACATTAAACTTTTTTACCTGTAGGGCAAAGTCAGTGAGCAACCCTAAGTCAACATCCTCATCAGTCTCTAAGGTTAAGACTTGTTGAAACCAATTGAATTTCTTCAACTCTGAACTGGTCAAGACTAGAGGTTGGACCAAAGAACTCATTATTAATTGTGTCATAAAGTTTTGACAAACTTGGGTGGATGTCAATTCAACATCCACACAAATGCTCTTCTGACACCTTATGTGTGATTGTGAGCTCTCATCCTGCTTTACAATGTAGATATCATGCCTCCTATTCTTTAAGAAGTGTTTCACAATACCTAAGTTCTCATTGGCCAAGTCCAAAGCTACACAAACATCAAGGAATTTGACTGTCATGGTGCCAAGGGTTCTACCAGCTTGAAAATCACTCATAAAGGGTGATAGGTGAGTCTCAAAGAGTTGTGGGTAATTTCTTCTGATTGATTGAAGAATATGAGTTAGACCAAGCTTTTCCTCAATCTGACATGAGACCCTTGGTTTAACAAGCCAAAAAAGATTAGGATTTCTTAGGAAATTAATATCTTTTGGGTACTCAACATCTTCAAAAACCCATTCACCAAGTTCACAAGCATTGGACAATACCAAAGAGAAGTAGTCCCACATTAATGGCCTTGTGAAACTCTCTATCTTAAGGCACGAACTGGAGCAGTATGTGACCCCTTTCCACCTTGCGCACACTTCACAGGGACAGTACAAGTCAACTTTTGACTTCAGTTCTTTTATATAATAAAATCCCCCTTCTCCTGTTCTCACACACTTACTCCCAACACTTTGGCAGAAGCCTATGAAGCCTGAGGCTATGGAAGACTGAAAGGCTGACTTGTTTATTGACTCTGCGAGAATCTTTTTTGCACCTTTTACAAAGTTCTTAGATAATTTAGATTGTATAGACTTGATCAAACTAGGAATTTCTTCTGTTTCAATTATCCTCCTTGAACTCATTAACTTTGTTCTAAGGACTAACCTCAAATCACCATGAGCACACAGGTTGATCCATCTTATTCTACAGAGTAGGGCAATATCCTCTTCTGAAACACCAACACTTCTTAAAAATCCAGTAATTGCCTTATCACCATCCTCTTGCACAAGATCAACCAGAGCTTGCTCAACTATTTTTCCTGATTTTATGTTGGAGAAGACTTTCCTAGCTGCTTGTCTAATAAAGCTAGTGCATCCATCACTCTCAAGATGTAATTCAATATTCCTTTGAAGTCTATAACCTCTGCTACCATCCACCCAATCTTTAACATCAAGGTTTTCTACATTGAGGAATGGGTGTTCTCCAAACCCACTATACCTAATCAGTCTGTTAGTCCTGTTACATATGTATGACACAATCTCAACAGAGACACCATTCGCTACACATTGATCACAAATCGTATCCACTGTTTCAGATAACTGAACGGGAGTTTTGCACTTGACATTGTGCAACGCAGCAGAAACAAACTTTGTAAGTAAGGGAACTTCTTCACCCCAAACAAAAAATCTTGATTTGAATTCTGCTGCAAATGTCCCAGCAACTGTTTTTGGACTGACAAATTTGTTAAATTTAGTAGAGATGAATGCATGAAAATTTAAAATAGTTTCCCATTCTTCAATTACTTTCAATGATTCAAAGTTGCACATTCCGCTACCTATTTTTATCATGGAGATTTGATCATCACTAGAGGTATATGATGTTGTGTTCATGTCAAAGAGGAAATGAATTGCATAATTAATAAACTGTTCAGTAACCAACCCATACAAGTCAGACATATTATGAAGAATCCCCTGGCCCATGTCAATCACTGACATCACGTGACTCAGAGGTTCTCTCTTCTCCTTAAGAAGTCTATGTACAAATGATTCAGTAATAGTTGATCCACTCATGTTCATCAGCCCCAGTTGTCTCTTGATCATTCCCGTAACATATGCATGAATCACATTATATGGCACCTCCACAACTTTGTGGATGTGCCAAGAGAGTAGTGTTATAATTGGATCGGTGTTCAATTTACATAAGGATGGACCATACTTAAGATCCAATCCCTGCAGAAATGCTGCAAATATAACAGGAGACATATGAGGTCCCCACTTTGAGTGATCCAGTGACAAACTCATATCCCCTAAATTCACACACATCTTCATGTCAGTTATAGCCTTTTCAAATTCAGCTTCATTATTTAAGCAAGAATAACTCATGTTGGAAACCACGGATTCTGAAAAATCCTCAATTAACCGAGTCATCAGTTTTGTATTCAAATCACCCACATAAAGTTCTCTATTTGATCCAACCTGCTCTTTGTAGCTCAAACCAAATTTAAGTTTCCCCACATCAGGTGAAACATGACTATAAGAAATCGGTGATTCATCAGAATAAAAACAAAGATTTCTTAAGGCTGAGTTTGTAAACACTGACTTGTCCAACCTTCTTGCAATAGCTTCTGAGTTACTTTCTCTAGAACTCATCCTACCTTCCTCCCGAACTTTAAGTGCCTCAAACTTGAAGCCAAATCTTGATCTATTTTTATGTTCATACGTACCCAATTTTTGGTCAAATCCAGCTGTTATGAGTAAATATTTGAAACATTCAAACAACTCACCATCATCAAAAGTGGCTGTTGTCATGTTTTTGATTAGTAGCTCTAGAGGACATGGGTTTATAACACTATCCAAAAAGAACAAAGATTTGTAATTAGAATTATTCACTTTGAAAACCAATTTCTGAATCATCTGGGGTGGTATTATGTCTGGATCAAAATCCTTTATTTCATGCAAAGAGACTTCTACCAAAATCTGCTTCATAACACCAAATTCACTCCATAAGTTCACTAAAACCTGTTGTGGATCTGCACATCCTGCTAGAGTATTTCCACTATCTAACCTCTTCACTCCCTCTTTTAAAGTACTATTTGATTTAGATCTCCCCTTTTCCTTCAGCTTTCCTAATGCTATGTTAACATCTCCTTTAAGTTTCTCCAAAACCTCAAGTTGCTCTTCTGACAAGGTCTCCATCCACTGTGATAGTTCAAAACTGCAAGGCTTTTCTCCCTTGATTTTTGCATCACTTTTATCTTCATTTTTCAAGACCAGATTGGTCAAATTTCTCATTATGGTGTATTCTTGGCAATTGATGTCCAGCTTGAACTTGCCTTTTGTTTTGAATCCTTCAGCAAGGTTTGTAACACAAGAGGAAACAAGTAACTCATAGTCGTATCTGGAAATAGGATTCCCAAGTTCATCAAGCTTCGGCACAACAACACTTTTATTGCTTGACAAGTCTAGAGCAGTACTGGTGAAGTTGGGTCTATAAGGGTCTTGTCTCAGGTGACCATTCACATTTAACAGCCCTCTATTAAAGCTGGACACACACATGCTTAACAGAGTCTTCGACACACCAGGACTTGTTAAATCTGTGGAACAACTCAAACTCTTACCCAAAAGTTTGTCTACTCCTTTTAGCACTTGGGCCTCCTCATCCTCCGTCATGTTCTCAGTCAAACTTGGATTGACAATGACTGATTCAAATTTTAACTTAGGTTCCATGAATTTCTCAAAACATTTAATCTGATCTGTAAGTCTGTCTGGTGTTTCTTTTGTTATTAGATGACATAGATAACTAACATTGAGTAAAAACTTAAATTTTCTAGTCATGTGCTCGTTATCATAATCCCCTTCTAAAATCAACCTAAAGATGTCAAAAGAAATACGTTGCAGACAACTTTCACAATAGCTTTTCACTGGTACTATTAATCTATCCATCAATTCTACATGGTGAAACTGATTCACATAAGCCATTATGAAATACCTAAGACCTTGCAGGAAGGTCTGATTTCTCTTACTGGGATTTGTTACGATGAGCAATATCAACTTTCTTAGTTTATCCCCTACCAAACTGTCATTGAGGTTCAGGTCAGCTAACCAGAGCATCATCTCTCTTGACATGTTTAACAAAACAATCTGAGAAAAAATAGGCAAGAAAAACCTTTTAGGATCACAATAAAAGGACCCTATATACTCTAATTCTCCATTGGAAATTAAACTAATGCTATAACATCTTGACTTCTCCCCAGTTTTTTGGTAAGAAAGAATCCCAACTAAGTCTTTAGATAGAAAAAATCTTTGGCAATAACATTCTATGAGATCAACTTCTCCAAAGTGATTAGAAGCTCTCCTTTCATTTATCACAGTCTTTGAGGTAAATGAGGTTTTCATTGAATTCACCAAGGCTAAGCACACAGAAGATAAGACATTAAGATTCCTAAAAAATGTCTCTTCAGAAAGAGGACCAATGGGATGCTCATTATGATCCACCTTGTCCTTTCCATATTGTAATTTGAATCTTTTCAACTCTAGTGAGGTTGTGATTAATTCTAAGCTCTCGAAATCTGGAACTGTTGCCCAGACTAAAACATCATCTAAGGCAACAAATTCCTGTTTTTTCAACTGATGAACACACTTTGCAATCCAATTCTCACAGTTCTTTAGTTTGTTGATAAGTTTATTCCTCAATTCATTGAGGTCAAAATATCTGTCATTGGAAAACAATGCCAACTGACCTGCCATAAGTCCACACCTCCTGTATTCTGTCAACACTTCAGGGTTCTGTTTCCATGAGTGAACAATGAAGTTCACCATAATTAAGTCAAGGAACAACAAAGTGTTTCTTCTTGTGTTCAGCAGTTTAGCTGACTTTATTTTATTGCACTGACTCAATAGTTTTAAATAGATTTGTTCAGCTTGAGAAAGTGAATCACTATGCCACATTTTCGCATAGATGGGATGATAATCGCTATGAAGTGGCTGCCGCTTTAATGTACCTAACTTGTCTATTATTGAATACAATTTTGATGAACATGACATGCAATCAACTGGATGTTCACTATGATGTGTTATTTGATCCAACTTGGCTAGAAGGCCATCACGATTTGTAAAGACAAACTTATGAAGACTTTTGTTGTTTTTATACTCTTTAATGAAGAATTCCTTCAAGACGTTTATTAGATTCTCTTGGATTTCACTTTCCTTCATTTTACTGGAAAGGTTCCCAAACATATGTTTCTTTAACTCATCGCGATATTTAAGCCCAGTTTGAGGAAGCTTTTCTATATTCTCAAAACCCAGACTCTGATTTTCTAGCTTGGACAGACTAGTAATTAATCTCTGATACTCAAGCTCCTCAATCTCTTCACCAGATTCCCTCACAAATTTTATTAACTGCAATAACAGCCACCTGAATCTTTCTATCACCCAATCGTCTACAAATCTATTGTAATAGTTGGTTCTCCCATCAACAAGGGGAACTAAGGTGATCCCACATAAACTAAGGTCATCTTTTAATGACAACAACTTGCTCATGTCCTGATTGTATTTCTGTTCAAAAGACACTGGATTCACCCTCACGAAGGTTTCCAAAAGAATCAAAACATTACCATATAGTGAAAAACCATCTGGTACGATTCTCGGTAATGCAATGGACATTATGCCCTCTTTCCTCAGAATCCCCTCAATTGTTAGCGAGTCTGAGTTGTGAGTGCAGTTGTTAGCTTCCGCAGAGTCTAGTTCCACTAGTAATGACAACAATTTGAATCCTTCTGTAAGGATCATTTTAGCATCATTCTGGCAGGTAACTAAGGTTATCTGTTCTGTTACTTTTGGCCTAGCTGGGAAATGCTTCCTAAGTAGATCAAATAACTGATTAACAATATCATCCATGATCAAGGAATGCCTAGGATCCTCGGTGCG